TGCAGGGAAAGAAAGCTAAGGCAAAAGGATTCTATTCTAAGAGTAGTGGAAAAATCACCATCGTTATCCCTAATCATGCAAGTGTAGAAGATGTAGAGAAGACTCTGTTACATGAGGCTGTAGCGCATTATGGGCTAAGGAAATTGTTTGGTGAGCACTTCGAGACGTTCCTTGATAACGTTTATCAGAATGTTGAACCAGAAATAAGACGTATTATAACAAGTCAAGCGGCAAATAACAACTGGGATTTCCGTACAGCAACAGAAGAGTATCTTGCAGGGCTGGCAGAACGAACAGACTTCGAGAGGGTTCATTATGCAATATGGAATAAGATAAAAAGTTTATTCCTAAAGATGTTGCATAGTATCGGTTTTGAGAACTGGTCGGCTACAGAATTAAGTGACAACGAACTTCGTTATTTGCTATGGCGTAGCTATGAAAACATGAAAGAGCCAGGTAGACATCGCAGCATATTAGGTGAGGCAGAAGACATAGCAAAGCAAAATGAGTTAAAGGTTGGAAACTATGATCAGCAGGACACTAATTCTTCTAATGTAGCTGAAAGTAAGACTGAGACAGAGAATACCTTATATCGTCAAGGTTCAAACGGTCAGTCAGCTTATGATATTTACGAGAATGCCGTAAAAGACAGTGGTACGCAGACAATGTTAGGAGCATTGGCACGTACTGTCTTTAGCAAAGATGCCCGCACAAGGTTTAAGAACAAGTTTGCCGAAAGCTATTTCGATTATAGCCGAAGCATTAAGCAATTACAAGACGCTATCGAGGAGAGTTTAGGTGTTAAGTTGGATAGCTATGAGGACGTATGGCGGACGCTTAATGCAAAGGGTAGTGCAGATGCACAAGAAGTAAACCTTGCTATGTTACGTTATATTGCACCATTAGCCGATTATATCGGATATATGATAAAAGGTAAGAGCCTTAATGGAGAGGTCTTAACGGTGGATGATGTAGAAAAGTATATGAATGCCGTTCATGGTATAGAACGTAATAAGCACATGCAAGAAGCAGCCTTTAGAGATAAGCTGATAAAGAAGCTAAAATCAGAAGGCTACAGCAACGATGAAAGCGAAGCAATAGTTGAAGCTGAGTTGGATAATATTCGCAAAGGCAATGGTAGCATGTATATGGACATATACGATAATGTACGCAAGGACTATTCGGGTTTGACTACATTGTTTAGCGATGAAGTAGAAGATGTAGACAATATAGATGAGTTGGAAGCAGCAGCAACGCAATACGCTAACGACTTTGGAAAAACTGTCGGAATGGACAAAACTTTAGAGTTGTGGGATAAAGTTAGGGCACTCAACGACTTTTCATTACGCAAATCCTATTTGAGCGGTTTGATAAGCAAAGCACAATATGAAGGTGTGAAGCAGATGTTTCAATATTACGTTCCGCTTCGCGGCTGGTATGAGGGTGCAGCAGGCGACATCTATGAATACATCTCACGAGGTGAACGTGCAGGAATGTTAGAAAGCACACTAAAGGTCGCTAAAGGTCGCAAGAGTCGTGCAGGTGATATATTAGGAACAATGGCAGCTATGGCAAACACGGCTATTGTACAAGGTAACAGAAACCTTGTTGCACAGAAGTTCCTAAACATGGCACTAAACTATGGTGGGAAGAGCGGACTACTTATGGTAGGTAAGCAATGGTATGAAGAGAGTGCTAACGAAGAACTCATCCCCCTATTCCCAAATCTCCATGACGGTATGACGGTACAAGAACAACAAGACGAAATAGAACGTTTTGAGAAAGACATGGAAGAAAAGCGCAAGGCAGGAAGGGTCAGAGAGTTAAGGAAAGGCTTCAATAAGGAAGTAGGCTTGCGTATGCCGAAGTGGCAAGAGCAAGAACATTGTGTGCGAGTACTGCGCAACGGCAGAGAGCATCAGGTGTACGTTCTTGGCAATCCAAGGGCAGCACAAGCTTTTAATGGGTTGCTAAATAAGCAAGCAAAATCAGATATATTGAGAGATGGTTGGGCAGCATGGATGCGTGCGAAAGCAACTATGCAAACAAGCCTTAGTCCAGAGTTTGTCTTTAGCAATTTCCAGCGTGATATCCTCACCGCAGGAACGGGGACATATATTAAGTTTGGCCGTAAGGCAGGAGTAGAGTTTGCTAAGAACCTTACAATGCTTAACCCTATGGCAGGAATGAGCGAGGGACGCACAGGCGGTATCTTCACCCTTATTCATCGCTATAATAAAGGTACACTCGATATGAGCAACGAAGTAGAACGCATGTTTGACGAGTTCGTACGCAATGGTGGTATGACAGGCGTTAGCGTCATAGAGGGTAAAGACGAATATCAAAAATCCATTAATAAGGCAGTGAAGCGTATCAAGCAAGGTAAGTTAGACATGGGACGTCAAGCAATTCATGGTTTAGCCGATGCTATAGAATTTATGAATAGCGGTGTAGAGAACTCCACTCGCTTTGCAGCCTACATGGTAAGTCGAAAGACCTTAGGCAAGAGCGTGACAGAAAGTGTGTTTGACGCTAAGGAAGCCAGTGTGAACTTCAATATGAAAGGTAGTGGTGCTTGGCTAAACCTATGGATGCGTAGAAACATCATGTATGCCAACCCAGCTATTCAATCATTACGAATGTTAGGTACGTGGTATGATGCAAGCCCAAAGCGTTTCATGGGGGTGTTATCCACAATCATAGCAACGAGTGTCACCATGGCAATGTTATGGGCAAGCGTTGGTGCAGGCGATGACGATGACGACAATGATTGGTATAAGCTCAGTGAATGGAATAGATACAACTATCTAAACGTTTGGACAGGTAATGGCTATGCGCATTGGAGTTTACCACAAGAGTTTAGACCGGTATGGGCATTAGGACAAATAGTGTTTGACTGGCAGAGGGGCATGGTAAGTAAAGAGCGAGCTATCAATTCGATGATGACGCAGCTAAATAATCTTAGCCCGATGGCTTTCTTCTCAGGCGGTATGGACAGTAAAGACAGCTATTGGAAGACTGCCATACGTGCATGGACGCCAACTATTGCAGCTGACTTTTCAGACGCTTATGTATGGAATGAAAACTTCTTAGGACAGAAGATAACCAACCAAGAGGACTATAACATAGACTCTCCCGAATTCCAGCGAGCAGGTAAGAATACTCCTCACTGGGCAGTCTCTTTGAGCAAGCAGTGGAACAACGGTACAGGCGGAGCAGAGAATAGAAAGAGTTATTGGGACAGCCCAGCAATCAATCCAAGTGCACTATACTATCTTGCCCAGCAGCAGTTAGGCGGTTTAGGTACGATGGTAACCAAACTCAGTAAGGCATACGAACAATTGGAAGATCCCAATGGAGAGTTAGAAGCTAAGAACATACCGTTCGTATCGAAAGTTTGGGTTTCAACCGAAGACAAGCAATCCAAGAACCGTGTTACAGACGATAAGTTTTGGATGATATACAACGATTGGAAGTTGATTGACAGTGAGATGAAGCACAATAAGTCAGACGTTGAAAAAGGCAAGATGAGTTTAACAGACCTTGCCGAGCGCATGAACGAACTGCAACAGAATGGCGACCATAAGCGATGGGCACGTCTGAGAGGCTACATGAAAGGCTATGACGAATTACGCAAGGCGCACAGTAATGGAGCAGACGTAGAAGAAGCTATGGATGAACTTAAGAAAGATGTTGTAAAAGAAGAAGAGAAAATACTAACGAGTAAATAGTTAAACTTATGATAGTGTAGGCATTGTTTATCTTTGCCTACACTATTAAATTGGATATCAATATGCATACTGTTACAAATAAAAGGGAGAAGCTTATACCGATGAGCCGTATTACTCCAAATAAAAAAAATGAGGAAATGGATACGGTTGCTTTTCGTGCAAACAATTTTGAGAGGCGTAGGGCTTTTGATGTGCTCATGGAGGCTCAGCACTATTGGAACGAAATGGATCAGTTCCGAAAAGATAGACAGAGAAACAAGAGATACACCTACGGAGACCAATGGGACGATAAGATTTGCGTCGATGGCAAAACGATGACAGAGGAAGAGTATATCAAGCAGCAAGGTAACGTTCCGCTAAAGAACAATCTTATCCGAAGACTTGTTCGTAATGTACTTGGTGTATATCGTTCGCAATCGAAAGAGCCTACATGTGTAGCACGAGATAGGGATGAACAGAAACTTGGAGAAACAATGTCTACCATTCTGCAATGTAATATGCAACTCAACAGAATGAGCGAGGTATATGCACGAACAATGGAAGAATTTTTAATCTCTGGCTTTATTGTACATCGCAAAAGTTATGGATGGCGTAACGGCAAGGAGGATTGTTGGACGGATTATGTGCAGCCCAATAACTTCTTTATCGATAACAATATGCGTGATTTTCGTGGTTGGGACGTTGGTTGCTTGGGAGAGGTTCACGATATTAGCTTTGGACAACTCTGTGAACAGTTTGCGGAGGCTCCTGAAGATTATCGTAAACTGAAAGACATATATAAATGGGCAGATAGTAAGGAATATATAGCGAGCTACGCAGAGAAGTTTGGCTATAGTAGACTTGATAATTTTGATTTCCTCTTCACCAGTGAGCCTGGAAGATGTCGTGTTATAGAAGTTTGGCGCAAGGAGCAGAAGCCGCGCTATCGTTGCCATGACTATCTTAATGGAGATATCTACAAAATAGATGAGGAAGATTATTACAAGGACGTTGTGGCGATAAATGAGCAGCGTATGCAAATGGCTGAGGCTTCAGGAATGCCAGCAGAAGAAGTCCCACTTATCAAAGCAACTTGGTTCATGGATGATTATTGGTACTTCTATTACCTTTCCCCATTTGGACATATCCTTAAAGAAGGAGAGACCCCTTTTGAACACGGAAGTCACCCTTATATCTTCAAAGCTTATCCATTCATAGATGGTGAGATTCATTCGTTTGTGGCAGATGTGATAGACCAGCAGCGATACACGAACCGTCTTATCACTCTTTACGACTGGATTATGCGTGCCAGTGCCAAAGGTGTATTGCTTATGCCTGAGGATAGTTTACCTGATGGAGTAAGCATGGAAGATATTGCAGAGAGTTGGGCAGAGTTCAATGGTGTTATCATCTTCAAGCCATCAAAAAGCGGCCAAATCCCCCATCAGGTTGCTAACAACTCTACAAATATAGGTATAACCGAACTACTTAATTTGCAGCTCAAATTCTTCGAGGATATTTCAGGTGTTAATGGAGCATTACAGGGTAAACCTGGGTATGCTGGTACAAGTGCAGCCAAGTACAACCAAGAAACGCAAAACGCCACAATGTCTCTTCTTGACATGTTGGAATGTTTCTCGTATTTCGTTGTCGATGGTGCTTACAAAGACGTGAAGAATATTCAACAGTTCTATGATGGCAAGCGAGTATTCAACATTGCTGGTAAGGCAGGCGCACAAATTGAATACGACCCAAAGAAGATTAGAGACGTTGAGTTTGATTTGTCGATAACAGAAAGCACAGCAACTCCTGCTTATCGTCAGCTTGCAAATGATGTATTGATGCAGTTATGGCAAGCAAATGCCATCAGCGTGGAACAGTTACTTGAACATGGTAATTTCCCATTTGCGGACGAATTGTTGCAGAGCATACAATCGCAGAAAGAACAGTTGCAACAGGGACAAACACCACAAGGCGTATCTCCAGAGATTATGCAACAGGCGCAACAGGGAGCAAATATGCAAGCTGTAAACCAATTACACCAAGCAATCGCATCATAACAAATTATAGCATATAATTATGAAACAGAAAACTATTTGTATAGACTTTGATGGTGTCATACATGACTACAGCAAAGGTTGGCAGGGTGAAGATGTGTTTAGCTATATGATAGCCAACGCAGATACAGGCACCAGTACCCTAAAGAAAAATGGATGGACTATTATCATCTTCACCACAAGGAAGAAGACAAAGAAGTTGGAGAAATGGTTACACGATAATAACATTTCGTATGACTACATCAACGAAAATCCAAAACAGCCAGAACACACAAGTGGTAAAATTATCGCTGATGTGTATCTTGATGATAGAGGTGTTTGTTTCAACGGTAAGTGGGACTCGTGGCTTATCAGAGAGATTATTGATTTTGAACCTTGGCAAGAGACACAAAAACAAGAAATGGAGAGACTTGCATCATACAGTCATGCCGAGGATGATATTTGGTCAAGAGGAAAAGAAAATAGGATTGTTCGTTCCAATGGATAGACAAGTATAGTTTAATAAGAAAAAGGCGTAGGATTTATTTCTTACGCCTTTTTCTTTCTAACCTTTGTTAGTCTTACCTTTTCTGATATTCTCCAATGCCAACGCATCATCTGTGAGTGTAACAATACCCTCAATGTCTTGCTTACTCTTTGTGCTGTATCTTCCCATCATACCATGCGTAATACTGTTGTTTCTTCAATTCAATAATAGAGGCTGGCATCTCTGCTGTCCCATTTCTATATGGGGTTGCATAAAAGCACTCTCTTTCAAGGTCAGCAACAGAAGCCTTATTGGTGATATAGCCTTTGTGTTTTAGTCGACGGAAGTTAAATCTATCCATGACAAGGAGTGTTTTTTTTGTACCTGACGCAGGCATAACGTAATAACGTTCACCAGTTCTCTCATGTGCCTCATTCGCTTTTCTTACCGCTTCACGATAGCGAAGGTAAGCTTTCATTTTTTTAAAAACATTCATCATCTTATTATATATTAAATTAAACTTATATTGTTGCAGCTGATACTGCTTTCTTCTTCTTGGGGACACGCATATTGACACGCATCACAATAGTTGGTATAGGCATTTCAAAGAAACATATATGAAGACCAATAGCACGTGTCATTAATAAGTCGTCATGCTTACCAATAATAGCACCAAAGGCTCCATTCTGTTTTTTCTCATAAACCACATATTCGTCTAAACAACGTTCGTCACGTTCTGTGTACAAATGTTCACGTACAACCTTTATCAAAGTTGATATGATCATTGGCTTAGTTGCAACATTGGTGTGGAAACCATACTTACGTGGCAGACCTTCCCTAATCTCGTCTTCTGTCTGTTTACGTGCATAGAGATTTGGATAGACATCTTTAATCTGATTAAGAATAAAGTGCGATAAATCTCCGTCCACTTGTCTTTCCTTGTCATGTGTCTCAAGTGTGTTACTCTCGATAACAAGTAATGAGTTATCATAGAAAGCAGCTATTTGTGCAGCTTTCCAAGCAAGTATATCCATATCGATGTGTCCGTACCATTGCGCGACAACTTCAGGTCTACCTCCATCTAACATAAATAGACGGTCAATTACTAATATAACAGACCAGTCGGCTTTTTTTGAACGCCCACCAATATCAACTATTGTAAGATATCTATTTGTAACAATCTCTTTGTCATCAATCTCTGGCAAATCCCAAATCCATAGTAACCCTTGTGTGTCTTCTGCAAAGCGAAGATTTTTAAGTGCGTCCTTACCAGAGTCACCATCTGCATAAACATCTCCAATATACTTAGGCGGTTTGCATGATGCTCTGAACTCATCGACTTTATACTTATCGAAGACACGTTCACCCGAATGTACAAAAGCCTCAACATCATCAGATGGATATTCAGATGCCATTGGGGCATGTTCATTATATTTAGCACGCTCTTGTACATACCAGTTAATTGCTTCTAATGTTGCGCCCTGCTCCCACAACCACCACAGGTATTTTCCACTTTCAGCACGTGCCGAAGAAGCACTACTATTATTACGATTCTTCCATAGCCATATCGCAAAATCAGCTTTTGCGTCATTGTTATCAAAAGCCAAAGAATACTGCTCTATGTCAAACCAAGAAACAAACATTGCTTCAAACTGTGAGGTTCCACGTTTTGCCGCATCATATTCTCGCTGAAAGAAATTACCAGTTCCATTAGCTGTACTCTCATATACAATCATTGTATATGGTTTCAGCAGGATACCAGAGCAAGCTGAGCGCACAATATCCTCAGGCTTCTTACCATCCGTAGTCTTCCATAGTCCTACCTCGGAAAGATGTACAAGGTTGTAATCTCCACCACGGCAAGAGTCAGGACGTTCAGCTGTTCCAATTTTTATTTTACAGTTACGTTGTGGTACACGATGAATAGAACCAGAGTGTCCTACGCCTACTAATTTAGATTCATTTTCATTGTAAGTTTCCCCCAGCTTGTAAAGCATAGTTATAGGATAAGCTTTAATCATACGGTCAAACATATCCTTGATTTCATCAGAACCAGCACCTTGGTGAGCGATGATTAGCGAGTTAAGACCTACCTTGTGAATGAGTTGAAGCCATGCCATATACAACTGAGAAGTTGTAGAACCGCCCCATTGTCGTGCCTTTAGTAGAACTATTCGTATAGGCTTGTTGGCTTTGCGTAACTTTTCAAGTCGCTCTACAAACTTCCTTTGAGGTCGTGTGAGTCGAAATAACACATCGTCTCCACCACCTTTGTTTTTGATGTAAACATACAATGCAGCCCAAAATGCAAAGTCATAGCGGCATCTTAATCGTACAAATTGCTCTATAACTTTAAGACGATCTTCCTCAGAATATTCTACTTCTAATTCTTCTGTTAGGAATTTTATGATACTTCCACACTTGATTAATAGTTTTACCAGTGGAATACTAAGCATTTCAACAGGAATATACTGTGTTTCTAATGGAAAACCATCTATACGTACTTCAACACGTTCTCCAATAGACCCTATACCGCTGATAGGGTCAAACTTTTGGTAAACGTCAGCATTACGTTTGTCATTCTCTTTTAATATGTTGATTACTTCTTTCTGCATATTACAATCGGATAGTTAAGAAGAGATGACAATATGCCACATAAATAACAATACAGATGGAGCCATCCATTTGTGTATGGGAATACAAAGCCGATAATAAGATAGAACACCATCCATGCTTGATAGTACAATTTCCTACGCACTTCTAACGAAATAGAACCGAAGAGAAAAAAAACAATCCCAGATAGTCCCACAGTAGGTAACACAGAAATGGGTAAGACTTGAGAAAGTGTTTCTATTGGGAATGTTACGGCAATAATATAAGCAAGTATTAGCCTTTGTAATCTGATATTGTAGATAAAAACTAAACTGATAAGACACCAAGCGTTAAGGGTAGCATGTATGATACCTGAATGAAAGAAAGGGTAGAGACATCTTCCTACCCACGAACCTCCTGCATAGATGCCAACCTCGTGCAAGTCAGAAAGCTTCAATAAGGATAAAGCTATTACTATCACTGCTAAAAACAATGACGTAACCTTTTCTTTCTTTCTTCGTATCTTTTCTTCCTCTCTTTGCATATCATAATTCTAATACTGCCAGCACTTAAATAGAATTTAGGAGCAGGCTGTGCTACAACTATCTCACAACACTTGTTAATCGACCAATTAGGGTTCTTTGTCTTAAGTTCAACAACACGTTTGTGTATTTCATGAAACATTTCACGTTTTAGTGGGCGCATCTTATAATAAGGGTGTTTACCTTTTATAATTGCCATTACTATTTTGCTTGCCCAAATTTCTGATACCCAAAACCTCCGTGAAGGCATATTGGATATCTGTTCGCAAATGTGTGGAATACTGATATATTCGCATGAAGATATATGCTCATCATATAGCCTCATTATATCGTTCATGCGCTCTTCGGCATACTCCATAGTGGAACCTCGATGTTTCATAACGGTTTTATCTATGTTCCAAAGTTACAAAAAAGAACGTAAAAACTTAAACGATTTATATAATAATTGTATCCTATTTTTGCATTAAAACAACCATCATAAATTTAGAAATATAAGATTATGGCTGAAAATCCAACAGTTAAGAGTAATCGTGATAAGTTTAGAGAAAGGATGAGTAAGAAGTATCCTGATCATAACTTTGACGATGAAGAGGCTTTATATGGTCAAATCGGGGACGACTACGATGGATACGAAAAGGAAATTAATGGCTATAAGGAGCGTGAAAAGGCTTTCTCAGACCTTTTTACAAGTGACCCTCGTAGTGCTTCTTTCCTCACCAATTGGCGTAAGGGTGGCAACCCTGCCATAGAATTGGTACGTATGTTCGGAGACGATTTTGTAGAAGAACTGAAAGACCCTGATAAGCAGGAAGAACTTGCAAAAGCAAGTCAAGAGTATGCAGAACGTGTCGCCAAAGAGAACGATTTTGACGAGCAGTATCAAAAGAATATAGCAGAAACGCTTTCCACTATTAAGGCGATTCAAGATGAAAAGAGATGGAGTGATGAGCAGGTCGACGAGATAATGGAATTCCTTGTTAACATCATGAAAGATGGAATTCTTGGTAAGTTCTCACGTGAGAGTATCGAAATGGCTTCAAAGGCTATCAATCACGATGCTAATGTTGAGGAAGCTGCACATGAAGGCGAAGTTCGAGGACGTAATGCAAAGATTGATGAGAAACTTCGCAAAAAGTCTCACAATGATGGTACTGCTAATCTCAGTGGCAAGAACGGAGGTGGCGGTTCTAAACGACAATTGCCAGACCTTGGCGCTATCAGTCGCTACGACGGAGCTCAGTCTATTTGGGAGCGAGGTGGCGAAAAACGTACAGCCTACAAATAAGTACAATTTTTACTATTAATAATTCAAAACAAAAGAAGAATGAAGAAAATTAAGAAAAGTTCGAGTTTTCTCTGTCGCATTATGCTAACATTGTTGGCTATTGTGATGGGAGCGTCAAACGGCGTGCTGATGGCTAACGCCTCCGCACTTCCAGATGCAGGAAAAACAAATGCAGGAGCAGAGGGCACTGGTGGCACTGATGGTATTGCAACAGAAACACAGGGACGTACAGATGGCGACGAAAACTTCTACATGAACGACGTAGACCAGCGTATCATTAAGATTCGCCCTATGGCTACGCCAGTAGACCAGATTAGCCGCTTTGCAAAATCAAGTTCTTGTAACTCATTTGTGGTGAAGTATTATTCTGTTGGAACACGTGAAATTAAGTGTACTACTACAAAGAAGGTTGAGGCTATGACCACTGGTGCCAGTACATCACTTCCTGTGAGCGACACCAATATGTTTACACTCGACGATACTATCCGTGTAGTTGGTGTTAAGGGTGTAACAGACCCTAATACAGGTAAGGCGTATACAGGTAGTAATATTCCTGACCTTGTGCTGTGTGTATGTGGTAAGGATGCTTCTACAAACGTACCTACAGTATATGCTGTAAATGGCTCTATGGATAACACCTCTAAGCAGCCAATCTTTGTCCCAGAGATTAAGAGTGGTGCTACGCTTGTAAGAATGGGTAAGGCTTGTGCTGAGTTGGATGTTCAGACTGGACGTTTCAATAATGTCCCAACGCCAGAAACTCAGTACTGTCAGAACTTTATGATTCAAATAGAAGAGTCAACCTTTGATAAAATCGCATCAAAGGAGGTGAACTGGAACTTCTCTGATTTGGAAGAGGATGGTATCTACGACATGCGCCTTGCAATGGAGAACTCTTATCTATTTGGTGTTAAGAATGTTATCAACCATGTCGCTAAGGAGGGTATGAATACTTGGTTCACTGGTGGTATCTGGTGGATGGCAGGAAAGGATATCGAGGTTGGAAAGTGGGATGCAGCAAAGAATTGTACAGTTATCTCAGACGAAGACCTCGTCGATATCACCAAGGATTTGTTTGTTGGTACTGGTATTGGAAACAAACGTAAGATTCTCCTCTGTGGTTCGGACATGCTTTCTGCATTCTCTAAGATTAAGAGTGACAAGTTCCGTCTGAAGGACACCGTTGAGGTTTGGAACTTGAAGTTTAAGTCATGGGATACAGACTTTGGAGAGGTTCTTACTGTTCATCATGAGTTGTTTGATGTTAATGGTATGAGTGATTGTGGCTTCGCTCTTGATCCAGAATATTTGTCTAAGAAAACACACATCTCTTGGGGTCGTAATATTCTTGACTTAAAGAAAGCAGGTGTTCGTAATACCGACGCTGTAGTTATCCAGGAGGTCAGTTGTCTATACTTGCGCTATGCTAAAGCACATGCACGTATGAAGCTTGCACACGCCTAACACCAAATAACAATTAATAACACTAAGGGGTGGGATTCTCGTACATCCCATCCCTTTTTATTTATAAAGACATGACAAAGCATTATATATCAGATTCGCATATTGCGATAAATGTTACTCTTGATGGTGGAGAAAGCATGCATTTATCTTTTATAGCACTATCAAATGGTGGCAGCGTCTTTTCAACTGATAGTGAAGAATTGCAGAAAGCTATCGAACGACACTATCGTTTTGGAGATTTATTCACTCTTGACCATATTGAGGAACCTAAGAATACATCAGAGACCGCTAATGAAGAGTATACCTCTGTTAAAGAGAGTGAGGACGGCAATATCCAGAAGATTACAGTGAACGACTTGGGAGAAGCTAAGAACTACCTTGCAGACACATTGGGTATTAGCCGTACATCGCTCCGCAGCCTTAAGACTATCCTCGAAGTTGCAAAGGCTAATAACATTGAATTCGTGGGTTTGGATAAGTAACAGCTCTATACAATGAAAGTATATCGTCTTGATGAAATAGCAAAAGATGTTCGCATAGCAATAGACCAAAATATGTCCAGTGACACACTGATAGGCTTTGATGACGTGGACACTCTTTCCTTAAACGATATCATCAAATCAAAGGTTACAGACGCTGTAAAAAGAATACATAGCACGGCACCTGTATACCTACTTGATGGAGGTAACAACTTTGGAGACGCGATTTATTGGAAGGAACTTGAAAGCGGTTGGTGTCTGCTTCCTGAGAACTTTATGCGTCTTGTAGTATTCCAAATGGATGACTGGGAGCGTGCTGTATATCATGCTATCAGTGAGGATGATGCAGAATACAAAAAGCAAAGTAGCTGCTTTAAGGGCATACGTGGCACTCCTCAGAAACCAGTATGTACAATCGCTATTCGTCCAGAAGGTAAGGCTTTGGAATTTTATTCTTGCAAGAGTGAGAACGCTATGGTTAGTAGAGCAGTCTATCTTCCTTATCCTGTAATTGATGAAGATGATGGTATCGAGATTTGTGAACGTTGCTACCAAGCTGTAATTTACACCATAGCATCATTAGTATTAACAACTTATGGCAATGCTGATTTAAGCAAGGCGTTGTCAGATTTAGCAAAATCAGCATTAATATGAGTTCAGTGAAAACAACGCAATTAGATGGCGACGTATCCGTTGGTCGCAATACTTCTATAGGAGGAAATATTACAATACAAGGTGGCGGACGTGTTAAAGGCACTCTTGTAATAGATGGTTGGCTTGACGCTAAGAACATCAAGGGTTCTAACAAAGGCATCTTTACAACCGCAGAGAAACTACGTGAGGCATATCCACGTCCACACGATGGTTGGTGGGCTGTTGTTGGCAAAACTTTGCCCAGCCCTATCTATGTAGGCGATGGTGGAGAGTGGGTTGCAACAGGAGAATCTGGTGGCACACCAACGCTTGAAGATCCTAATAATACCCTTCAGCAAGTTATTGATGACACAAAGAATAAGGTAAACGAGGTTAAGCAGGCTATCGAGGAAGCGGTTGCAGCCCTCCCTATTGCGCAGGAGGCAGGCGATAGCGCAACAAAAGTGATGTCACAGGCAGCTGTCACATCTGCTCTCAATACAATATTTGAGAGCAAAGAGAAAGAATTATTCCAAGCGTCTAACATAGTAAATAATAGAGACGTAGAGGGAAATAGTAATAATTCTCAAGATTATGTGGATATAAATGTACATGGCTACGATGACATTACAATATCAGGATACACCCGTAATCTCGGAATGGTTTTTCTTG